AAAGCCTGCTGGTGCAAACCATGGTTGGAAGTTAGCATCAGTGTTGCCCATTGCTGCCGCTGCAAAGCCGCTGAACGGCACCCATATTTGACGATTTGTCACATTGTCAAGTACTTGTGCACAGTTTGCATATATTGCTGCATAGCTAGTATCTGTTATGCCAAACTGATGTCTCAATGGCCAGTAGATGTGCTGACTGAAATTAGTTGAAACAAATCCAGGAGCAGTTGGATTGGGTGCCTCACCAGCATTAGGTCCAAAAAGTTTCTTGCTGTTTATCACCTTGGCATTATCACCCTGCACAAATATGTTTCTGATAGGATCCAATATTACCATGAAGTCTTTGCGTTGGTTTTGTGCTTGGTTTACAAACACACTAGCAACTGCATTGTAATTGGCTCTTAAGCGCAGACCTTCATCAGACAGCTCTTCACTGTTGGTGGTGTACCATGCACTGAGGGCATTTAAAGGTTCTGAATCAATGAATGGACCTGTGCCAGAAAGCGGAAGACCACCAGCCAATGTTCTTTCAACTGCATTAACATAGATGGTTCCAAGACCTGCTTCACATGCAACACTGATGGGATACAGATCAGGATTTTCTACCAGCTCAAACACTCTCTCAAGCTTATCAGGCAAGTTTCCAATGTCTTTGTTGGTTGCCACAGTGTCATTGTACACACCAATTGGGAACAATGCATTTGTTGTGCCCATTTGGGTCAGTAATGTGCCCACTACTGCTGATGGTGCACCAACTCTTGTGCTATAAGACGTGGCATTATCTGTGAAGCCCTGCACATTGAACGGCAACGCCAATCTATCTGAAAGGAATCTTACTTTCCTAGAAGGCACACCATCATCATTGAGCCATGTATTGTCATAGCGATCATTCAAGAAAGGATTCACAATTGTATTGACATTGGGCGAGCTGGCTTGCTGCTGGCCCAAGTAGAAGCTAATTGCTGGGCCACCATTCTGATCAGCAATTTGACGATGAAAATCAAGTGAACCTGCATAAGTTTCAGATGCAATATAATCAAGAGCAATCACATCAGGTGAGAAAACACTTTGACGCAACTTGTACAATCCAAATAACACTGTATCATCAAATATGCGTGAACTGATATCAAACTTGGATATATTCTCTTGCACTTCACTGATACTGGAGCCATCACCAAACTTTGATGCACTGAGTGGGAAGTTCAACCTGGCACGCGGAATTTCAATATAGCTGTTTGAATCTGCATTAGAAGCAAGTGTGTTTATATTGAGAATGCCATCAAATGGTGTTGCAGGATTATTGTTATTGTTATCTGTTATACCAATATAATATCCTTCAAACTTGGAATTGATTGTGGTCTGAGATTTGTTGAGAACAATGAACCCAGACTCGCCCAATGTGTTGTAGGTATATGGTGTGTTCTTGCTTGTTACTGATGGTGTAGCAGACCAATTGACATTGTTATTGAGCAACTCTTGATATTGTTCGACGCTCAATTCTATGTGCGTTGGTGTGCCAAAGAAATAAGTTGTTGCTGCCGACAGACTGCTAACAACACCACCAGAAACTGCGGCAATGGCATTTGTGCCTGGTGTGTATGATATGGCAAATTGTGTTGACCCTACACCTGCATATGCTGCATATGTTACTGGTGCTGTCGCAACTGCACCACCCACCGTGTTGGTGATCTGCACATTGAATGCAGAGGTTGTGGTGTTGTATGTGCCTATTGATGTCAAGCCACCGTTGATGGTGTTGTCAATGGCACTCAGAGTGCGTGATAACAGCTGTTGCGGTGTCATGCTATCGTCAATAACAATGGTAGCACTCAAGGATGATGCAATACCGTGAAATACTGGAGTGTTGCCATTGATGGCATATCCGAAATCATAAACAGTGCCACTGGCCAATCCAATGAGGAAACCAGAGCCAGAAAGTGTTGATGCAAGAGACACACCATATGCAGAATAATCACCAATGGTGTTGGTAAGGGTTACAACTTGCTTGCCTGCAGATACTGCTGCAGTATCACTGGCATTATTGTAAGATACAACTGGATAAACTAATGCACTATATTTCCATTGATCAAATCCTTCTCCCAATGCCACACCATAAGGTAAACGAGATACTAACAGTTGTGAAGGGGATTGAAATGCAGCCTTTACTGTGTGGTAAAAATATCTCTCTGCAGCGTTGGTTGGTGAACCATAAATTTGTTCAAACTCACTCAGACTTGTTGGTTGAATGATTTCATCTATGGGGCCTTGATTGGAGAAACCGGTGATAAGAATGGATGTGCCCTGACTAGTGACTCCTCTGAGCGACAAATCAACCTCACGTATCTCTACTCCGGGGCTTTGAATTGTTCTTGCCATAAAATTACTTTGAAACCTCCGAAAAATTGGTAGTCATATCAGTTTTATTTATTGTTCCTTGGCATACTTTTGTACAGACTTGTCAAAGTATTTATAGCAATTCCATTGTCCACTGAGAGTAACCGAATTCAAAAGTTGATTGCATTTCACTAGGATCGCGTTCATTATAAGTTATTCCATCCAATCTAACTGGGAATGCTTTTAGATAATTAAATCTTGCTACCTTGTTATTATATTCGTCCAAACCATATATTGTTACGTTGGTCTGATATCTGTTTAATTTGCCCTCATCTCCAGGCTTATTGGCATTATAAAAGCTTTGTGTTTCATTATTAAGTATATCTAGCCATTTGTAAATGACAAAATAATTATTAAACATATTATCAACAGTAAAATTAACAACCAAACAAGGACATTCCGGTCTGGCGTAAGAAGTTATTTTGGTTGTTTGACCGGCATATGATAAGGAGACAGAAGGCACTACCAATGCTGGTACCACTGCACCATAAACACTGAACTGCAATGAATCAAAATTTACTGTTCCATACTTTTTACCTAGTTTATTAATATCATCTCTTAATATTTCTGGTATAGTTAAAACCAATAAAAACTTATCTTTGCGCTGCTTATTAAAAGGACTCTGTATTACAGGTGTCTGATTTACTGGTGTTTGATCTGTTGGTGTGACCATAGTTTATTTATAATGGTCCAAAGGTACATACCCCATATTGGTAAGGTCAGAAATATCTTGCAGCATTGGTGTGGTGTTCACCTCATCCATGGTCTTGTTGTCAAACACAGCTGGTAACGCACTAGGTGTTGGATCTCTTTCATTCAAATAGCTACCTACCGGGCTTATGACTCTGGAGGAATTATAGTCCAATTGTCTTATGATCATAGGTTTGTTATAATCATCCAGTTTTTCAATATCAAAATATCTGGTACAAATTTCATTCTCTAAAATTATCAATGCCCATATTAATGACATCACCCTGTCATCCCAACTGTCTGTACCAGGTCTTGCACCCCAAGTGTTGTTAGGAAATCTTACAAAGTTTTTTAATTCGCGAAGAGTGTCTATGTCTCTCAATTTAACCACTTTTATTTCATTGGTCCAATATCTCATATTGGTAACACCTCTATACTTTGTGTTAGTATGTGCAAGAATACCAACTTTCTTCTTCTCTACAATGTGTGCAGCTTTGGCACCCCAAGTTACAATATTTTCATAACCGTGAGTAAATTTCAACTGTTCCACAACCTGGGCACCACAATTGTTCCTTTCTATTAATACAGGAGGATTGCCCCACTGAGCTAGAATTTCTAATAATTTTGCAGTGAATTGATATGGGATAATGTCTTTGTTATGGTATGTTGCAACTTGCTCTATGTTGGACAAATCAGTTATATCTAGAATTTGCACCACACTAGCAGCTTCACCCACACCTTCACAAATGTCCACGCCAACTGTATATATTCTCCCATCTTTTGGCTCTTCCCATATTTTGTAATGACCTTCATCGAAAACATATTCAGGGTCTTTTATACCTTTCAGCATTTCATTGTAATGTTCTTCATTGAGCGACGTTTCACCACTTGCTATGAATTCATTACCAAATTCTTGCGCAAATGCTTCTGTGCTGCCCAGGGTTCTGATTGTGTCTTGTTTCCATGCCTCATCTCTCCCGGGTATCTCCCACCAATCAATCCTTTCAGCTTTCCAATTATTGGTACTATCTATTGCACCTTGGTACAGCCTGTAGAATAAATTCTCTGTACCATTGGGAGTGCTTGCTATGAATATTTTGCTCTTTTTTGAGCTACTAATAATTGGGTAAACTGATTCCCAGAATTTTTCCACAATATGATTGTCAATAAATGCCAACTCATCAAGCACGGTCACATTTACAGATTCTCCTCTGCCTGCATCACTGCTGGTAGTGCTGATGCCAATGCTGCTGCCATTTGTGAGTGTCATGCTGGTCTGTCCATATTCAACCACACCAGGTTTCAAGAAATTAGGCAACATCTCATAGGCAGTTCTAATTCTTTTGAAAATGTTTTTAGCAGTTTGCTCTTTGTTAGCTACAATCAACAATCTTTGATCTTCTGAGAAACATGCAATCCAGAGTGCATAGATTGTCATCATGGTAGTTTTTCCAGCTTGACGCGATGATAACAAGATTACGAATCGGTTATCTCTCAAACCTCTGAGCACTCTCTTCTGGCAAGGGTGTAGGTTTATTTTTTCCTTTCCCCTGTCTAGATTAACAATGTAAAAATGATTTTCCGCAAAATGTAAAATATTTTTTCTGCATTTCTTCAACTCATTGATCATCTCGGGGGTATACTCGTGTTTTGTTTCCCTAGTAGGCAGTTTGTTGTTGCCGAGATAATACTTCTCCTTGTCTTCCATAATAATACTTAGTAAAGATATAAATAACACATGAGCGACAAAAACTATATCAAAGACATATCTGTAATTTACCGAGAGCAATTCATGAATAAAAATTCTGAAGTTGTTGTAGAGAAAGCAGTTAAAGACTTACATTCCTTTCCAGAGGCCAAGGATAAGAAGATTGTAATTAAGAAGGATGGCACCGAAGCCAAAGCGTTTTTTCATAAAGATTCAGGGCCTGAGCATGCAGAAGGTGTTAAAGAGATATTGGATCCAAAGACGGCAAAAGAAAATAATGCGTTTGAACCCAGGAAATTTTCACAAAACACTGGAAAAAGCGTTAAAGAGAATATAAATACTTTTATGAGCAAATCAGTATTCGATAAACTTTTTGAAGATGTAATGAAAGATGACGCCCTTGATTTGGGTATCACAGCCGGTCCTGAAGGGGATCAAGCTGATGTAGAAACCACCGGTGAAACTGAAGTTTCTGGTGATGTAAGTTTTACATTGCCTCGTGATGTAGCGCAAAAGCTTCATGACGTTTTAATGGCAGCTTTGGAAGGTGGTGAAGAAGCCGCTGCTGAAGATGATGCAGCAATGGAAGATGATACTTTTGCTTCGACTGATGAGGATGAAGAGAAGAAACACAAGCATGATGATAAGGAAGACATGTCTGGTGAAGCAGTAGATATGGAAGAGCTTCCAGATAGCAAAGGTCAAGCCTTGCAACATAAGAATAACAAAGTCACTGGAACCTTGGGTCATGCAAAGTCCGGTAAAGCACAAGCCTCTGTTAAGGGTGAAGTTGATGGTAAAGGCAAAGAGCTTCCCGACAGCAAAGGTCACGTCTTACAAAACAAGAACAACAAAGTTGGTGGTGTAGTAAAGGGCGGTGGAAAAGGTGATCAGAACTTGTTTCAAGCTAATTGATAGTATTTAAAAGCTAATAAAAAATGCCGTTCTTCGGAACGGCATTTTTTTTGTATAAATAACTTGTATGTTGTTTGAAAAATATTACCTGCAAAGCTTGGATGAGCAAACTTGGAACTCCGGCATTGCCAATCTTTTTGGTAACTTCAAGCAGACCGCCAGGCACAGAAAGATCATTAAAGATCCTAAATTCAGAAAAAATCCACAAACTGTACCAGACATGTACAAGAAGGACATGACTGATATACCCAAGGTGGAGATGTTAAAGAATTCTGCACCTGGCATACAACAAGTAATATCACAGGGTGAATTTCGACAAATTGCTAGAAAATATAATTTAAATGGTTTAACCTACGACGGTCAAAAGAAACTAGGCAACACAGGAATATCTGTTAAATTTGATCCTAATTTTAACAGCTATGTTTTAGTAAAATGAGCATGGACAAATACACAGGGGTTAATTGTGTAAGGTCATACCCATTCAAATACACCACCAGCACCTTGAGAATCACAGACAAAGAGAACAATCAATGCGAACGTCAAGTCTATAGCAATTATTGGAGAGAACAAATTGATATGTATGGTCAAAAAATTGACTATTATATTAATAAAACAACAACACTGTGTGCAGACAACATATATGGTGAAGAACCTATAGCAGGATTTCTCCCACCTCAAACTCTCATTGCAGGCATAAAATTAGCAGAGAATGCACTCATTCTCAGTAAGTTTGGATTTCAAAGTGATGATCTATTGACTGCATATGTGCACATAAGCTCTTTCTATGCAGTTTTTCCACCTTATACTGAACCAAAAGCTGGTGACGTGTTCAAGTTAACTGAGTATGGCAGTGACAGACCAGGTGAAAGAGATGGAAAAATGTTTGAAATTACTGAGAGAGTTGACCAGGATAACAGTCAAATCAATCCATTAATGGGCCATTATGTGTGGATGCTCAAGGCCAAGAGATTTGATTACTCTTTTGAACCGGATATAGTTTTTGAGAAGGGCAGCGCCCAGGTCATGATGACACAGGCTACGGCACTATGATAACGGACACTACAACTATAAATGATAGACCCAGCTCTTACCCTGGTGATGCAGATACTGTAAGTAAGGAACAGGTCTTTAATATGGACGTTAACAGG